GCTCATGCGCAGTCCGGTTCGCAAAAACTGGACTCAACTGACTGACCGCTTCGGAGAAGGTCATCTGACCGGGATGGGTCGAACTGGGCCGCTCAACGTCATTTTGCGGGGTCTTCCCTGGCGGCGACAGTTCAGGGGGTGGAATGACAGGCGAAGAGCACGCCAGATGGGGAACCGCTACAGTGCTGTAGCAAATCCGTAGCAAAGCAAAAGAGCCCACCGAAGCGGGCTCTTTGCATGCTATATCGAACAATTAGTCAAGGCCCCTAGGCGCTCACTTCATCTTGCCGGACCTAAAGGCCGTAAGCCGATCAATATTACTGCGTCGAATTTTCCGGTGTCGGCAAATGAACTCGTGAACGGGATGTGTGCTTCTTCGAACGCCGCCTTGATGGCTTCGGACTTTGGATTGCCCTGCTGCAACGTGAGGCGTATTCCGTAAGGTGGAGGTAACATCATTCCTGAACGCTCCACAGCGGGCCGGACTTCCGCTGCATGAAACGCTACGAGAATCGCCTGACTGTAAACCGCCGCCTCTTGATCACCTAACACCTTAAACCATACTGTCAGGGGTTGGGGGGCGGATCGAAGTGCGGCGACGAGGGACGACCGTTGCTGGTCGGACAGCACCCTGGGAGCGACACTAGCTTCGAGGCGCAGCCGTTCGATGCGCTCCTTTTCAAGTTCCCTCTGAATCTCCAAGTTCGTATTACGGAGCGCTTGTGTACGTTCTTCCGCCTTTGCCGCATTTTCATTCGCCGTTGCCGCGTTTTCATACGCCGTAGCGGCGTTGGCATTTGCCTTAGCGGCGTCTTCGTTTGCGGTTGCCGCAATTTTGCGCGCTGATGCCGTCTCTGCCTCATTTCTTGCAATGCGCTCATCGCTATAGCGGTCCCGGATCCCGCCCGACCAGAATGATCCGTACGCTCCGATTGCTGCCAAAATCGCGCCAACAATTGCGCATGCGTTGGACCATTTGAACAGCGTATCGGCAAGAGACTGAGAGACGTCAAACATACTCATTGATTTCCCCGAATTTTTTACTTGAACACGCGCTATTTGGTCTGCGTCGAAACGATCCGTGAAGATTCTACACACGTATGACGCGAGCGGCGAAGCCAGTACGGAAAGGCGGCGTGCATGAACGGGCTATGCCAAAAAATGGCCCGCCGAAGCGGGCTCTTTGCGTCGTTAGAAGAGCCCCACCGGCTGTGCAGCATCGTCCCAACTAAAGATGATGACCTCACGACGTGCTGCTTCCCGCCCCCCACCCCCGACCGTGTATTTGATGTCGACGGTCTCTATATAGAAGCCATCAAACGCCTGCCGGATTGCTGGATGATCGTTCAGACTGACGATCGCCCTGCCCTTCAGCCTCCGCAGTCGAGCCGCCATCTCTTCGTACTCGCTGTAGGGAAACGGCACTCCGTAACCTTCCGTCTCCCAATACGGCGGGTCCAGGTAAAAAAGCGTGTGTGGCCGATCGTACCGGTCGATGCATGTCTTCCAGTCCAAGTGCTCGACGAACGTATTAGACAGCCGCAGGTGGGCGGCTGAAAGTGACTCTTCAAGCCGCAGCAAATTCAAGCCGGGCGCGGTCGTCGTAGCGGTGCCAAAGGACTGACCTTCGACCTTGCCTCCGAAACAGTTGTGCTGCAGATAGTAGAAGCGGGCAGCACGCTGGATATCGGTGAGCGTTTCCGGGACCGTGTCCTGCAACCATTTGAACACCTGCCGGCTCGTCAGCGCCCACTTAAACTGGCGCACAAACTCTTCGAGGTGGTGCTGTACAACCCGGTACAAATTGATGAGCTCGCCATTGATGTCGTTGATCACTTCGACCGCTGCTGGCGGGCGCAAGAAGTAAAGTGCGGCCCCACCCGCGAACACCTCGACATAGCAGTCGTGCTTCGGAAAACGCGGGATCAGATGGTCCGCCAGACGTCGCTTGCCACCGATCCATGGAACAATTGGGTTTGCCATATTCGGAATTGCCTTTGTTTTTAAGTTAGAATTCGGCCCGCCTACCGGTAGGTGTCAGGGCCTTGGCTAATTCACTGGCTGTCTCAGTGGAAAGGCGGCCAGGAGAATGCGCGAACATGCTCCCGGTCGCCCTGTCTCTCCCCGCGCCTACTGCGGGGAAAGTTACTTTGGAATGCCCTATTTCTAGGGCCATATTGCGGACCGGAAAATACTGTATGTTTACACAGTACTTCCGCGAGGCAATGGTGAAACTCCCCGAATTCAACCCCCCGACGCTCGCCGAACTACGCAACTGGTGGCGGGACCACCGGGGCGAAGGCGATGTCGAGCGACTAATCCTCGAAGTGCAGTATCTGCGGCTGGCGCTCCTGCGCTTCAGCCGAGAAGCTGATGCAGCCGTTCAACTTGCCAGATCAGTCGACCGCGGACTGGTCACGCGAGATTCGCCGATCATGGAGTTGCGGATACGCCTTGCTCAAGAGGTGCTGCGCGCCGGCACGATAGACGACACGCCGAGGCACGACCTCGTACCGAAAAATGTGCGCGAATACGCGCGCGACCCAGACGCGGTGCGGTTCGAGGCGGACGCGCGTCGGCGACTGGCGCGGCGAGATTAGATCGCCCGCACCGAGTGCGGGGACTGCTCGGTTGCCTCTAATTGGAGCTGCGCCTGCCCCATCCGCAATGCTGAACGCCGGCCTTATTGTGGTCGTCGATCTCACGGGCGAGCAGTGGGCTAATCGCGTCGACATCGGCCGCAGCCAGATATATCGCCTTGACCCAGTCGCACGACGTATCAACGATCCGCGTTTGCGCCTGCACCGGCGGCAGTGCCGGCGCCGGCGCCGTCGGGCTGGACCCAAGCGCGCAGCTCGTCACGAACGGCACTGTCAGACTTACCAGCAGTGTCAGCTTCCACATCACTTCTCTCCTTTACGGCTTGCGCCGCAGCCTGCGCGGCCTTTGCATTAGCTTGTGCCGCGACGTCTCGCGTCTCGGCGGTTTGTGTTTGCGCCTGAGCGGCAGCCGCCTGCGCCTCGGCAGCTTTCTGGTTGGCCAGCGCCACCTTCGCATCCGACGACTTCTTCGTCAGAAACGCGACCATGCCGGACGCGAGCGTGCCCAGCAGTGCCAAGATCGACACCCAGTTCGAACTGATAAACGCAGCTACAAAAGTCATCGCGTACCTCCAGCACATTCGCCGTAGAGCGTTGCAACGGTTGTCGCGTAGTCGCTCAGGCGGTTGAAATCGGCTTTCGCCGGCGGATCGGGCAATGCAGGACACAGCCGTTGGCCGGCGCATCCCCCGAGTAAAAATAGAACGACGATCAGGCCGCGCATCATTTGGCCGCCTCCTTCACCTTCCGATTTGCCTGGTCCACAGCGCGGCCGAGCTGACTTGGCGTCGACTGCGTTGCCAGCGGAACGACGATCGGAACCTGCGGTCGGCGAGCTGCCGTAACAGCCGCCGACCTCGCGGTTTTCGCGGCGCCAGCAGATGTGTCCGCTGCGTCGGCTGCCGTCTCCGCTGCGTTGTTGGCGGTGACTGCGGCGCTGGTCGCTACCGCTGCCGCCGCGCTGGCTGCCTGCGCCGCCTGCTCGACCTTCGGCGTCAGCGCGCGGAGGTTGCGCGCATAGACATCAGTGAGTCGCGCAATCTCTTCGCGCTGCGCGTCTCGCAAATCCACCACGACGAGATGCAGCCGATATTCACTGAAGGCAAAGCCGACGCTCGCTCCGCCGGCGGCTAATGCCAGTGCCAACGCCCAACCCTCGACTCGGCGAACGACCCGGTCTATCCAGCACCCCTCCATCTTTACGTTAAGCGGCTTCATTGAGTTTCTCCCTTAGCTGCTGAACTTCTCTGCGCAGCTGTTCGAGCTCGAGGTTCTGAGCTGTGATCGTCTCGTGTTGCAGACGCACGCGCTCCGCAAGAGCCGCCATCTCCCGCTGGACTGCGGAGATCTCCCGGATCGTGTCGTTGCGCTCCTTGTATGCCTCGTCTGTACGCTTCTCTGCCCGGTCCGCCCGTTCGTTGGCTTTTTCAAGCTGCTCCGACAGGTTGTCGATGAGGTCCTTTTCCGCAGAATCCCTTCGCCGGTCGACGCCGTCCCGCGAAAGGTAATTGCGAAGCCGGAGCGCGGTGACGAAGACAGCCGCGAGGCCGCCTCCACCGATCCATCCCCAGACACCGGTCGATCGCGCGGCCAGTTCATTCAAATCCGCCATATCGCCGCCCCCGCAGTTTTAGGCACCAAACATCGCACGCTGCGCTTGCCATCCGTACTCGAACGTCTCCTGCGTTTGCTTCCTCTCGGCGAGCTCGATGAAGAACGTTGAGCGAAGCGAACGCACCATGAAACGCAGCACCGAAAGGCCGGGCACTCCCCGAGCCGCTATGTAGGCATGCAGCGCACCGAACGTCATATCGCCCAGGCCGCCATCGACATTCAGATCCGGGAAGGTCTTCGCCTGGTTGTTCAGGACGTTCAGTGCACGCTGCAGGAACTGCACGCCGGTTGCCGGGCCACTGGTTACACCTGTGTCCAACAGATAGACCGCGAGGTCGGGATCGATCGCATACAACTGATCGAATCGCGGAGCGAGCCAGAAGCGTCGCTGATAAAGCACGATCGCCTCGTCGCGAGTCATCGTGTCGACCGTTCGGGAGAAGCCGTATGCCGCCGCTGTCTTTGCCGTCCAACCCCAACGGGTCAAACCGCCTGCATCGTTGGGGTCATTAGTGGCCTTGCCATTGCCTTCCCGCATCAGCAGATCCTCGAAGATCTGCATCACCGCATTGGAGACCGTCATTGATCACCGCCGCGCCGGACAGTGGTCAGCCGCGCGGCCATCATCAACAGGACCCCAATGAATGGGACGACGCTTGCAGGCGCAGAAGGGAAGAAGTGCATGACCCATGGCGCGATATCGGGCCAATGGTCTGCGAGCAACGGCAGAACATGAGGCAGCGCGAGGTAGAGCGCGGCCAGGAATGCGGAGAGGCGCATCGTTGACCACCGATGCCATTCGCGCCAGTCTTCGACCAGCTCCACTTTAAGCTTTTTCATAGGACCTCCTTCAAAGTTACTTTTCGAGCAACCATAAAAAAAGCCACCCAATGGGTGGCTCGTGTCGCCGCAACGTTGCGCCGCTACTTCTGTTTGTATAGCGCCGCGAGGTAATCCGCGATTGCGTTTGTACGCATGTTCAAAAGGTACGCGTCAGGGGTGCGGCAGTCCGCCCCAAGATGCGCAAGATCCGGATTCGGAATAGGCGCCCCATCAGGACCGAACGCGACGCCGAATGGGATCTCGCCGATCGTGTTTATCAACGTCTTCTGCCCGGCCTGCGTAATGGCGTAGTTCAGCGCAAAGGACGGACTGCCGACCCCATCGCAGGTCTGGATCGGCGCAACGGCATATACGAGCTTGCCACTTACCGCCGCTCGCTGAGCGAAGACCGTCAGGTCCTGAATGAATTGCTGGACCGCAGCTGCCTGAACCGGATGCGTCTGCGGAGTGGCCATGTCGTCAAGCTGAAAATTGACGATCAGATACTCGCTAGGATCGGTCTTGAACTGGTCCGGGGTTGGAGGCAGACCGTTGTTCTCGCCCATCACGATCTGATGCAGCGTAGTGCCATCCATAACCTGCGCCGTTACGGTCGCCGATACCCCGCGTGCTGCCAGTGCGTCCTGCAACGTCTGCACGGTTGCCGCTGCATCGCTTGACGGCGCCGCAGCTTTAGCCGTCGCCTGCATGTGAGACACCGCCTGGCCGGTCGCGAACGGTTTGCCGTACAAAGACAGCCGCATCGTCTTCACGGCCGGAGCGGCGCCGTTATCTCCACCGCCACCGCATGCCGTCAAGACCAATGCCCCAATGGCAAGTGCAACCACTCTCTTTAGCATTCTTTTTACCCCCGGTCTTAGAACTTTCAAATTATTCCGCGTAGAAAGTTTACATTGAATGAGGAAATCGTTAGTGGACTATGTCTGCCCCAGCGAACGCATATCGGTTAAACGACGGCGAACCACTAGCATCGGTAGGCGCAGCGGCGGCCAGTGCAGACTCTGCAAAAGTACGTGGGTCGACGCCCTGATCAGGCAATCCCGTAATTTGAATCTGTTGCGCATACATTGCGAATTTGCCCGCGTCCTTCGCATCCCGCGATAGATACGAAGCGACTGACACCGTCATCATCGTCATTTCGTAGTCAAGTACCACGTTGCTCACGACATGGTATGCAGCTTGTGCACCCGTCGACGGAGTCTCGTAAGTAATCTGAAGTGGCATGCTGGTTTCCTTTAGGTGATGCCGGTCATGTCCAGAACCATGAACCGGTACTTGGTAGCTTCTGCGAACCCCACGAATCCGCCGCTGCTATTTCCAACGTATGGATGAAATTCCCAACTGATCGAACCGCCATTAGCTCCGTAAGCGGAAAGGATGAACGGATCAGTGTTTAAAAAGTAGTGTGCCGACAGGGCGCCAGCGAACGCGACTGGGACACCATACGATTTGCTTTGTGTGTTCAGTCCGGGAACCGAATTACCCACCGCTTGCCACCCGAGACCCGGCTGATATTGGCCGCTGATCACATCGATGACCCGCGCGAAGGGATTAGCGGCGTCGGCGATGAGGACCCCGAATTCATTAAACACCTGCAACCCGAATCTATTGGCACTCACTGGCACCTGATCAAAGACATAGAAGCGGATCGTGGCTGGACCCACCGATATAAATTCGGCAGTGAATGAACTCGTCGGTCCAACTCGCGAAAACTTCCATGGCGTCACCATCACACCGCCGTCCGCCCGGAACGCAAAAAACGGGTTGCTCGCATTGAAGCTGAACGTCGTATGCCATAGGGTCGCGTAAAACTGTGTGTTGACGTTATTGAATACTGTCGGAATGCTCTCCTGTTGCGTTTGTTGAACGAGGCTCGAAACGAGCTGGTAGTTGGGCGTCTTTCCGTCAATCTGTACGACGCCCGTGTCCGTGAATGCCTGGAACCCTGCCGTCATCAATAACACCCCCAAAAGAGCCAACCTTTGATCGGATAGAGATAGCTTTGGGTTGGCGGAGGACTGTACGACCACGAAACGCCGCCGGCAGATATCGAAACAATTGGCACAGGCGAATTTCCATTGATATGCATGAACAGAAAGTCCGGCTGAAACGACCAGAACGGTTCGCCATCGCTAAGATCCATTGCCACGGATCCAGCGTTGCCGTTGATGTACTGGCTACCCTTGATCCGCCCCACGCGCGAGGTTGCGTCCAGCAGGAGTTCACCATGTGCATTGAAGATCTGAAGGCCTACAGTCATGGTTACCAGATTCCCATTCGGACGCGCAGCGTGCCGTTGCCGTCGTAGATGTAGTCTGCGGCATCCGTAAGAGTCCGGTATCCGCTACCTGTGTTCGCCCCGTTGAGCGTGATCGTGCCGTTTTTGTCCAGCCTCCAGCGCGGCTGACCGTTGGCACCGAGGGCGGTCGACTGAATGATGTCGCCGATGTGCGCGTTCTGAATCCAGCCCGTCCCGATGAACCCCTGATTGATGAACGTCTGGCCACCCTGGATTACGAACGGCGCCGACACCGCTGTGCCATTAGGATCAAGCACCGCAAAACGATTCGCCGCGACCAGTACCTGCGATTCGATAGTGCCACTGTTGTTGTCGACCCCTATGCCGACCCCTGCGATGTACGTTCGACCGTTCGCTGTGACCTGCGTTTTGATCTGGTACGACGCTGAGACACGACCGTTGATGTCGGCATACGAAGCGGCAACCGTCTGCACTGCCGCCGCGTTGTCATTGGCCTGCGCCTGTATGGTCGTGATTTGCGACGCCTGCGCGCTAAGTGCATCAATGCGCGCCTGAGTCTCAGTTTGCACAGCGGCAAGTAACTTTGTACTCGTCGATGCGATCTGTGCCGTGACGGTGTCAAGATTCTTTGCCACCGCGAGATCTGCCTCGGCTCTAGCAGACTGCTCAGACCACACGCCCGCATACACTTCGGTAGACCCTGCGTAGTCACCGGTACTGCCGGCCATTGGCGGTATGAGTACCTGAGCGCTAACCCGGTCCAAGCGGTCCGACAGCGCCGTATCGCCCTCGACGCGCGCTAACTGCTCGCCCGTTATCGCCGCCTCAGTGTCCGTCACTGACTGTTGCAGTTCGGGAATCAGGTCGATCTGCGAAATCAAATCGCTGCCCAGTTCCGTCCGCGTGATTTGACCGACCAGCATGCCAAGAATGGGCGTTGCGTCGCTGCTGCTCTGTCCGTTAACGCCCACGCCCGTCGGATACCACGGGCCAACGTTGCCGGAAGTATCGACCAGTCGCGCCCAGAAGAACAAGGAGGCACCTGCGGTCAGATCCAGCAGTGCGTGCATGTGCTGCGGATAAGCGAAGTCACCGAGTTTCTCGGCATCGTCCAGACTCGTCGTCTTCGAGTACCAGATCTCCGTGCGCTGCGTGTCCAGCGCACCCTCCGGGAAGCCCCACTCAACATTGATGCCGAAGATGAGCGAGCTCGTACGCAGGAACGTCACGGCCGGCGGCGGCGTCGTCTTGCCCTGCAGGTCTGTGAGCGCACTGTATGCCGAAATCGACGGTACATTCATCGCGTTGAGTGCAACGACACGAGCGATGTACTTGCCGGAATAGATGCTGGCCACCTCGGTATTCACGGACCCGGTCGGCGCCACGGTCACCCAGTCGCCGTTGTCCTTCCTCCACTGCACCTGGTACTGCACGCCCGAAGGCGCGGCGTCCCAAGCGATAACCATTGCGGTTACCGCGATGCCCTGATTAATGTGGGAATAGGTCGCCAGGCGCACGTTGGTCGGCGGTGGCTGCACCGACGGCGGAATGACCGTCACCGGCCGCGTATCGATCTTCGTGCCGAAATCGACGTTGTCGAATTTGCCGGGCTCATGCTGAACGGCCGTGATCTCAAACTTGATCGAGTCGTCGTCGGTCTGCTCTGTGACCGAGACCACACGGTACGTCGGGATGGCGAGCTCAGCGCTCTCGACCGCCCATACCGACTCGCACTGCGGCGGCGTCGACCAGTCGACGGAGACCGTGATCTGTCGGCCATCCACACCCGACACGACGCGAGCCTCGGTAGATCCGGTCGGGAGGTTCACCAGCAGAGTGTCGCCCGCAGCGACAACCGGGTCCCGGTCGACCGTAATCGTCCGCCCATTGACGCCCGCAATGCGTCCGCTGATTGGCCGGCCAGCAAGCGCCGAATCCGCGATCTTGATGACCTGACCCGGCAACGCCAGCACGCCGTCCAGACCCACACTGAACGTCACCTCCTGCGTCTCGAGCCGGGACGTCAGCAGCGTCCACTTACCCAACCGTTGCGCCATTGCCTGCGATGTGCAACCAACAGCAGTAAGCTCCGTTTGCCGCACGCCGTAGCGCAGCTTGCCGTCGCGATCCTCGACTGCCTCGACTGCCTGCTGGTAGTGGTTAGCCGGATCGCTCCACGAGACCAAAGCAACTGTATACCGCGTTTTGCGGTCTGTACCCTGCCTGACAAACTTGCCACCGACGACATTGCCCGCCGTATACGTATAGGCCGCGTCGACTGGCATATCGGCCACGGCAACGATGTTCCCGGACGCCCAATAGGACACGCCTCGGAACACGCTCGCCAGATCCTGCAGCACTCGGTAAGCGTCGGCACGCTTCTGAAGGTAGACACTGCACGTGAAGCGGGGCTCCATCCCGCCCTTGCCGTCCGGGACCAGCTCGTCACAATACTGCGCGATCTGGTACAGCGCATAACGATCTACCTGCGCCGCCGTGACACGATGCCCCATGCCGTATCGAGGATGCGTCGCAAGGTCATAGAACACCCACGCCGGGTTGTTCGTGTAACCGATTTTGAACGTGCCATCCCACGGGCCAGAATAACCGCGCGTGATTGGATCATAGTTAGACGGCACCCGGACTCGCCGGCCACGCATGCGGTAGGAACGGGTCGGCACGTTCTGGAACTGCGAAGCGTCGCCTTGAAAGCCCGCGAGCGCCGTGTTCGGATAACGCAGCTTCGCATCGATTATCTCCGTGACGGCTTCGACGGTCATCGTGTCCGCGATTGTCGAGCTGTTCGCATTTGCAGTCAGGCGACGAACACGCACAGACCATCCGATGGTCGCCGGCGGAAGGTTGATCCGATGGCTGCGCTCATACTTGCTGGTCACCTTGAAATCGAATGCTGATGACAGCGCCAGTTGGAACGGGCCGTTGTCGGTTGACACTTCGATGACGTAGTCGACACGGTAGCCGGTGATATCTCCAGTCGTCGTGTTGGCCTGCTGAAACTGTGGCGTCGACAGGCGAATGCGCACAGCCGTCAGATCAAGATTTGTGACCGCGCGCACGAACGGCGAATCGGACCGAAGCTCAACCGATACGCCGATTTCGTTCTCGACTGCTGGAAAGCCGGGGATATAGTCCTGATCCTGCGAGCCGGGACGGAAATCGAGTGTAGTGCCGGGAAAGTTCAACGAGCCATCGGCGTTCTGGACCGGCGTGCCGTTCAGATAGACCGATTGCAAGCCATCGACAAGCCCCTCGACCTCCCCCTCCGACAGAATGTCCAGCACGCGGGCCCATGAAATCGACCGGATGCTGTCGTCTGCTTCAGTCGGCGTATGGCCACCGCCGCCGCCTTTCTTGAAACCGACCACATCGCTCATGCTTGATCCTCTGCATAGATGCCGGCGGATCCAACCGCCGAGCCGATCTCCAACTCACCGTACAACAAAGGAACGGGCCCACCCTGCGCTTCCGTGTTGACCGGTCCATTGAATGTGTAGCTGGCTGCGTTTTGTGCACTGTCCTTAGTGGCGAGCCCGGCGGGTGATGGGGAGAGGAGTTGACTGATGCCACCCGCCATCATCGCAACGCCCATGTTGCCAATGATCGCGCCCACGCCGGTCCATCCGAAGTAGTACCCCACCGCCGCCATCACCGCACCGAGGACGGTCTGGAAGAGCCCCGCCTGTTTCGAGCCCTGCAGAATCGGTGCGATGCGGATGTCGTCGTCGCCGCTCGGATAGCGGAGTTCTTCACGCGCGATATTTCGCGCGCCCGTGAAAACCGCATAGGTGATGCCGCGATCGCGGCTGTGCATCAGCTCACGCTCAAAGCCGGGCACCATCTGGCAAAGCGCGCGAATCGCTTGCGCAGGATTGGCAACAACGAACCGGTGTATCCGACCGAAGCGGGTACCGAGCTTGCCGTACAGGCGAATAGTCCGCAACTTGTCGATCATGGGTCATACCTCAAAACGATGCGTGTGTTTTCGAGCCAGTAGCCGCCGTAGATATCGCGGCTCGACAGGCGCCCATACAGGTGATGCAGCATGTGGCCGTTGCCGAGGTAGACGGCAGCGTGGTTTGGCACGGGCGCGCGGATCTGCATGAGGATCACATCGCCAATCTTCAGCTTGTCGAGCGCGAGTGCGACGTTGTCACATGCGGGCTTGAAGCCCGCCTCGTGGTAGTGCTGCATGTAGAGATCGCCGCCCGCGTTCCACCAGTCGTCGTGACGCTCAAAGTCCTTCAGCACGACGCCGCGCTCGAGGCGGTACCAGTCGCGAACGAGCGTGTAGCAGTCGAGAACGCCATGGGCGAAGCTGCGGCCCACGAGCGGGGCGAGATAACCAGAGGGCTCGACCGTGATCACGTCGACGACATCAACGGTGCCGTCATCGGATTGCCGAACGTCCGCTATGTGCCATGTCACACACGACTCCTCGCAGGCGACCCGGTCAGCTTCAGTGGCAGCACCCGGACCGCCCGGATGAGAGTGCACGATGGCGACAATCTCCCCCTCGTCTGCCGCCGCAGCGTATTCGTGCGCAGGAAGCCGGAAACGATCCTCGCCGGCCCGCTGGCCCGGCCCAGCAGCCGGCGCCGTGTTGGAACACTCAATGTAGATTTCGCGACCGCGTTTAACGATCACGAGACCGCAGCACTCGCGCGGAAACTCGCGAATCGCATGAGCGCGAATCGCGTCCAAAGTTACTTTCTGCATGACTTAGCTCCTGACGAGCCCTGCGGCCGGGAATCCGCCGAATGGAAGCGGATTGTTCGCGCCAAAACGCAACTTGCAAGCGCCCAAGCCTTTGCTGCACTGATCCTTGGCGGGGTCGTCCGTCGGCACGTCGTTCGAATCGGCAACTGGCGGACCGCCATAGCTGCACTCCGCGCTGCGATAGTCCCACGCACATATGTTCGGAATGATCTGGCGACGGGGCAATTGCTCGCCATCGAAATCGAGCGGCGAAGACAATTCGAATTCCACCGCCTCATTGTCTTCGTGCGACTTCCGCTCGATCAGCCATACCTCAGGCGGCATTTCTTCATCGGGATTCGCAGTCGGATTTCCACCCGCGAAATTGATTGCATCCAGATACTTCGCCAACGTCCGCCGGCGCGTCACCTGGGCTCCTACCATGTCGGCCAGCGCGAGGCACAGCGAAGATATCGAGCCGTCAACGTTCCCGACCTTCAGCGTCGGCGTCGGCTGCTGCCCGTTGCTCGAGCGGGAGAAGCCCTCCGCCGTCACAGACCACGGCGAATACACATTCGCCTGCCAGATGATCGGGCCGGCAGTCAGGTGAGCGTGGAACCGCGCGATCTGGCCGCCGATCATCGACGCGTCGAGTTCAAAAAGCTCGACGAGCTGGCCCGGAAAAAGCTTCTGAACGTCTGCGGTTATCGTCATAACGCTTTCCCCTCCAACGCAGAGATACGCTTGAGCGCTGCATCCAGTTTGTCTTGCAACTCGATCGCGGCCTGCAGTGCCACGGCAGAAGCATTTGCGTAGTTGAAACCAAGCGCTTGTCTGCTTTCAGGCTTTCCGTTAGCGCCGTAAATCTCCTTACCGGCCTCGTCGTATTGGTGTGCGATAAAGTCGCCGTCTTCGTCGATGTCTACTAACGTGTCCGCGACCAACTCAGGGAAGTCCTGTTGCCATTCCTGCGCAATCACACCTATATGCCGCGTCTTTGAAGGGTCGGACTTAAGCACATAAGATATGGTCCGCTTATCTCGCAGTTTTTCCAATACGCCGGACTGCGGGGTTATGTCGGTCTTTAGCGCCGCGTCTGACGCTTGGGTCAGAGTGGAACAAACAATTGGGTAGTAGCTGCTCCGCTGAAAGTCCATAAACTGGAAAGCACCCGGAGAGCCGCCAGCATATGCAAGTGTCGCGCCGAACCCGCCAGCGTTAAAACCGAAGCCGGGAACATTGGGAGAACTGAGGTTAATTGTTGACGCGGTGTAGCTACCACCGCTATTGGCCGCTACGGTTACCTGGCCGTTGCACAGAGTGGTCGCCGCAAACGTCTTGGCGGCGGTGAAGGTTTGCGCGGTGTCCAGCGTTGCCGGATTTACAAGGTTGCCGTTATCCCACGGTGTTTTGCCTGCGAAGGTGGGCCGCCCCGATAACGCTGGCGCACCTTGCAGATACGCCATGCCGGGCTCCTGCGAGTACAGCGACGATGCAGTGCCCCGCTCGACCTTGATACGACCGAATGCCACCCCGCTGGCGGACACAACCGGCGACGTGTCGACCGTTCTATGCACGCGGATGTACGTGGTTCCAGCGGGCGTCGTTCCGGACATCGAATAGTAGGCCCAGCCCTGCCCAATAGCTGGCTGTACGACCGCGCCAACCGATCCGAGCGATACATTGCTCGAGTTGAAAGCCTCAAGTCGGACATACGCACGGCCAGCCGTAACGCCGGCGGTATAGATCATGTAGGACAGCGCCAACTGGATATTCGCGCCAACGACAATGTTTTGCGAGACGTCTTCCGTCGTCGCGTTGATCGCTGCCGCGTTAATCCAGTACATGCCGTTACTGTCCGAGCTGGCGGCGAAGTTCGACGTGCTCCAGCCTGCGGACCCGAATTCTGCGGATCCGTTGAACAACAGGTTGGCGCTGTTGACACCGTTGATCTTCCCACCAGCGCTCACGCTGCCGCCCACGGTCGTGCTGCCCGTCACGAGTTCATTGCCGGCAACCGTTAGGCTGCCCTGCACCGTCTCATTCAACGATTTTTTCCGGCCGATCGTCCGCCACACAGCAACGCCATCGGTTTCCCATGTCAGCAGTTCGCCCGGCTTCACAACGACCAGAGCAGGCGCAGTGTCTCCGCTGCCCGCAGCGACGTCCATCGTAATATCGAAGCTCGTAGACAGGTTGTGCACCGAGACGATCTGGTCAACGCCCGTCGTGGCTGCCGCAGGAAAGCGAGAGGTCGAATTCGCCGTCGGCGCAAAATTCATTCGCTTGCCCATATCGGCCGCGGTCAGATCACGCAAGGCTGCCGGCGAACTGCTCGTGAGCGTCGCTTGCGTATTCAGCACATCGATATTCGCGTTCAGCTTCACGTTCGCGGTTCGATTACTGTCGCCATCCTCGCCTTTCGGCGGAGTGCCGAGGAGAACCTTTTGGAGTGCCGTCATGATGTTCCTAGCGCAAAGGTTTGTTCGAATGTCGCCGTCAGCGTGACCAGTTGGCCGGCCGTACGTTGAGGCGTATAGCCGTCGCAGAGGTAGGCGGCCTGCTCACCGTATGGGGGTGTCCACAGGAACGGAATATAGCCACCGTGCGCGTCCAGAAAGTCAGTAATCGGCTTGATCTCCGCGATGGTCCCGATGATCTTGACCGGCCAGCTCGCCGATTTCCCATTGATGCCATCACCGACCTTCTGCTCATAGCCGTCGCCAAGATTGGCACCGCGCGCACGAAACTTGACCGTGCCCGTGTCGCCGACCCTGACGTCCCACACGAAAGTATCAAGTGGCATTTTTCATAAACCCGTAGATGAGGCCACCAGCCCTCGTTTCGTCCTTGATGACCGCGCGCATCTTCTGTTTCAGGCCAGCCTCCAGCGTGCTGATCGATGAGGCAGACGCCTGTGTGCCGGAGTCCCCGTTACCCGACTCGATCGTGATAGGCACGCTGACATTGATGTTCGGCGCCAAGTCTCCAGACCCGGATGGCGACGTTCCCGATCCGACGTAGCCGCCTCGAGCGAACCAGTTACTTCCGGACACGGCCCTGCCGCTGTTCAGCGCGTCAAGATGCTCCCGCACGCCGGGCTGCGAGACGACCGAAGCGCGAATCACGTACTCGCCGTTTGAGAGCCTCGCGGTGATACTGTCGCTGGTGCCGCTTCCGGGTCCGAATACTGCGCCGCCAGCAGCCCGGAACACAGTGCCTGCGCTGGTGCCATAGAGCGCACCACTGCCGGCGATCGACGAGTCCATCGTGAAGCCGTAGGCAGAATTGCCGGTGCCACCGGACGCCGCCATAACACCGTCGAAGATCGTGCCGATCAGGCTCGTATAAGCCTTGTTGGCAAACAGCTGAGCAAGCGAGCCGAGCATGCTCGTCACCATGGAGCGGATCGCCTGCGCCGGCGTCTTTGTGCCCTCCGCGATGTCCTGAAACAGTCCGCTGAATGCGTTCCTGCCCGCGTCCGTGAAGTCCTTCAGATAGTTAGAACTATCAAGCATCGACTGACGGATTCTGTCGCGCAGTTGGTCCAGATTGCGCAGCACCCCCTCGTCGGTGGTTTGCCACGACAATTTGTTGACTTGGTCGTACAGCTGCTGCAGCGACGACACCGTATCTGCCGAATTGGCACGCAACTGCGAGAAGCCGTCAACGAGACCGGTCAGCCCCTCCTGCTGGTCCAGCGAAATCTTCGTCTGCGCGTCTTTCGCCTGCGAAATGATGTCGCTGTACTGCGCGCTCAGCTTCGTTAGCTGCCGATTCTGGTCGAGGAACGCCGCACCACCGAGGTCACCTGTCGTCGCTGCCTGTAGCATCGCCCCGCGATTGCGCTCATCGAAGTCGTGCAAGGCCTTCGGCGTGGACACGCCCGCCTGCGCGAGAAGCGCATCGTGCGTGTCGGTAATCGACTTCAGGTATTTGCGCTGCGCGTCGGTCTGCTGCGTCAGATACACCATATCCTTCGCTGCGTTGTCCTGACGGACCTTCGCAATCTTGGTGTCGACGTCGCCGATCTCCTGCGTGATGCGGATACGCTCATCGGCAGGCGCTTTCCAGTAGGCCGACTGCAGCGTTTTCTTTTCCTGCTCATATGCCGCAATCTGTTTCTGCGCGGCATCATTGGAAAGCGTGATCTCGGCGGTGTAGAAAGCCTGATCCGAAATCAAAGTGGCTTTGTGCAGCGCCTGCAACTGTTCGTCCGAATTCTTGTAGGCTGACTGGATCAGCTCAAGACTGTTTTTCGTCTGTTGCAGCGCTGCGTCGAGAAGGCTCTTGCGGAGCTTGTTTGCCTCCGACATGCCATCCTTATCCGCATACTGCTTGCGGATGGATCCCTCATCGGCCGCCTGCTGTTGCGCTGAAACCGGATTGGCCGGATTGGCTTTGTTGAAGTCAGCGACCTTGCGGCGATACTCGTCAAGCGCCTGATTGACACGCGAGATTCCCTTTTCCTGATCATGCAGTTTCTTCAGGAAGTCAGACGCCTCAATACCTGCCTGCTGCGTTTGCGCATTCGAAGCGGCTGTCGTCGCCCGGTCCTGCTCACGGAGTGCATCCCGGTTGAGCGCGTCCAGCTTCGCTTGCGCCGCCTGCAGCTGAGGTTGCAATAGGTCGGCATTCATCGCGCCGCTCGGCGCCTGCAACGCGTGCTGCAGGCGCTGCACTTCAGCATTCGCGCCGGCAATCTGCTCGGCCATCGTCTGGTCGCGGCCAAACGACTTCATCCACTCCCATGTACCACTAATCGCATTGCCGACCGCGCGCCAGGCAGTCTCGAGGTAGCCGAGGTTGCGCAGTGATTCGTTACGCAGATGCTCGTCGAGTGCCTGCGCCACTACAAGCATTGCCCCCTGCTTGTCTCCGGTCTCCTCGAGGCGCTGGATGTACTCATATTGAGCCGTCGTGATGAAGTGCATGCTGCGGTTATGCTCTTCAGCCCACTTGGCAACGCCCTCTGGCATTTTGGCGTAGTCCTTCGCAATGTTGTCGAGCTTTTCGCCGGTCAGGTCGCGCATGCGGACGACCGCCTGGCCGAGTAACTCCAGCGCCTGCCCTGTGACCTGGCCGGAGGAGACGAGGCCCTGCAACCCCTCACGCGCCGCGCCAAGTCCGTCGCCTGTCGCGTCAGCAATTGAACGCGTCATCGCCGCAAAACTGCTCGACGTCACGCCGGCATAGTTGCCCGTGACCTGCAACGATTTGTTGAACGTCTCCTGCGCGTCATGCCCCTTGTAGGCGGCCACCGCGAAAGCGGCAATAACGCCGGTCAAGGCGGACACGGCAAGGCCAGCCGGGCTCATGATCAGAGCCATCGCATCGATCTGCTCGGCAAACACCATCGCAGAGCCGCCGAGGTTCTTCCAGCTGCCGGTCAGGATCTCATGCCCCATCACCACAAGCTCGCGACGCGCGCCCGCCGTGTGAGCCCCGATCTTGTCCATCCCTTCGGAAGCTTTCTTTGACGACTTGTCGACTGAAGTGCCAAGCTGGCCCGCCGTGTTCGACGCGTCCCGCATGTTTGCTTTGTACGACGACGGGTCCATCGTGAGTTGCACGACGAGCTGGCCGAGCGATCCACTTGTGCCTGCCATACAGACCATCCGTAAAAAAGCCCCTCATCGAGGGGCACAACGATGCTATTCGGGCAGCAGCGCATCGAGCGCTGCCTCCTCCATCACGCGAAGCTGCTCAAAGATCGCGGCACGGCGGTCGCGCCTGATACCGATTAACCGGTACACAGGCTCGATCGCGGTGTAATCCAGGCCCGTGTGCACGAGACGCGCGGCGCCGAATCCGGAGAACGCCGACATGCGCCACTGCGTCGAGAGTGCCGAGAAGACCTGCACCGCATCCCAGTTTTCCTCGTAGACCTCGAACGCGGGCTCCGGAACCTGTTCTCGCGCCATGTTCACGTCCAATGGACGGGCGCCGAACGCGGCCAGCGCGTCCGCAACGCCAGCATCGACAACGACCTCGTCGACGTCGGCGCCGGCCCAGTGCCGTGCCGCGTCGATCAGTTTTTTAGTCCAGCTCCGGAGGCGCCCGCCATGAACGCGTATGCGATGCCGCGCAATGCGTGCGGGATGCTGAGCAGCGTGTCGCGGAACTCTTCGCTGAAGGGCAGTTGCGCGCCGTTCTCGTCGGTCAGGTCCGACCAGCCGACTAGCATCTCGCGCATGATGTCCTTATCGCTGCGGCCGGATGTGCGGATAGCGACGAGCTCGTCGTCAGAGACTCGCTTGAATCGCCCGGTGAACTCGCTCGTCTCTACTTCACCACTATCTGCATCGCCCGGCTCAACCACGATTACCTTCATGGTGAAGGTCGGCTTTTTGGCTACTCGATAGGCCATTTCGATCCTCAAATGCAAACGGGCCGCGTCACGGCGGCCCGCATGGGTTGGACTGCAAAGTTACTTTACGGTGATGATCAACTCATCATTGCCGGCGGCAGGGTTCACGGTCAACGTCGCGTCGAGCATCACCTTGCTGTCCTGATCGGTGTACGACGGATCGGTCAGCTGAACCTTCGGAGCATCGAGCTGCACGATGTTGCCGGCAGTCTTGCCATGCGTGATCGTGAGTGGACCAAGCAACGCATCTTTCGCTGACGACCACCAGTCGTGGTCGGCTACAGATCCGAGCTGCATCGTAATCTTGCCAGCCGGTTTCCGGTCGTTGATCTCTGCCCCTTCATAGCCGATGAGCGCTGCCCACGTCAGCGAGTTAGCCATGTCGAGCGAAAGTGCCTGCAGAGGGCCGGTATAGCCGTGCATCTGCCACGTGGTGAATTCAGTGCTGGCCAGCTTCGGCTGCAGGAACTTGGAGAAGTCGGTGTTCGTCGGCAATGGCGAATCCGTGACCGGATTGTAGGTGCCGACAAAGTGAAACTTCATCTTCGGGATCTGCTTGACCGTGAAGTCCCACGACACCGTACCCTTCGCGTCAGACAGCTTGTGCAGAAGACCGTCAAGGTAGTAATACATCGTCAACGGTGTCTGTACCACCGAGCTCACCGGCGCGTACTTGACGTCGGTCGCGTCCGTGACTGTTTCGGCGAAGTTGCACGCGACCAGCAGGCGCCCCCACGCGGGTGCCTCGCCCGGCGTGCCAGATCCTGCAACTTCGACCTCGAAGTCAACTTCAGCGTGACATCCGGCAGCCAGTTGCTCACTGTTTCCAAAATACGGCCGGATCAGATCACGGGCAACGAGATCGGCGGCGACGGGCTTTGCGCTGATGTTTCCGACGAGCATCGCGTCGTCAGCACTGGTCGGCACCACAGCCTGCCCGATCGCGAGCTGCAGCTTCGCCAGCACAACGGAATTGCGTGTTGACTTGGACGTGCCCATATCAACTCCTTTCGATGGTTTGTGCGGCACGCGCCGCGTTGTTTATAGCAGGCTGTCAGGAGCCGTCTGGTACTGGATCGCGTAGCGCATCGTCATGACCCCAACGCCGCCGTCGATATCGGCAGCATCGGGCTCCTCGGTTGCGACTTCTTCGATGCCGACAACGCTTGGACCGTCGAACGACATCACGATCGGATGCGCGCGTTCGAAGATGGCATCAGCAGCCTGATCCGGAGCGCTGTCACGCACCACCGCCGTAATCAAAAGTTCGCACTGGCGGGTCGTGCGACCGATCGTCGACGCCAACACGGGGTCACGCCCGCGATGCACGACCACAACGCGCGGCTCATCACTGCCTATGGCCTCGTAGATGGATCGCTTGACCACTACCCCATCGGCCTGCAGCTGCTCGTCCGCGCCTAGCGACGCCATGATCGAGGACACAAATCCTTCTCGAGTCGTGGTCATTTGAGTTTCTCCAGATCCGCCACGCTGAAAAATCCGTCGTCCTTTCGCCGGGGAGGCCGCCTGACCTTGTAACGGACCTCGTCGACAATGAGAACTGCCTCTCGGGCCAGACCCGGCATATCGCTTGTCTGATACTCGATCTGATACTCAGCGGCCGTCACCTGGCCACCGAGGTCGAGCATGTCAGGCGATGAAAAGCCGACCTGCACATCCCGTGTCGAACCATCGCTCGACACGAGCTGCGCAGTTTTCAGCATACCGACCGCCGAGAAGGCGGCCCAGAAGACGCCGAGGTTAAGCAAGGTCGGATGGCGAGCAGAGCAGCACTCGCGCGGTGACGTCGTTAGCTGCTTTCGGCGCCGCATAGAGGCCGGCCTTCGCGTTCGCCCCTGCGGTCGACGTGACGACGTTGTTGGCCGCGTCCCAGTACGCAAAATCGCCGACCGCACCCGCCGAAGGTCCATCGGCCGGCAGATCGAAGACACCAACGAGGCGATATTCGCCAGGCGCATTCGCGGCGAAGTCTCCCGTCGCGACGGCAGGCAGTTTCGCGTTACCCAGTTGGACGAACTGGCCGGAGACTACAGCGACGGCGAGCGTCGCCGTCAGCGTCTTGCCGCTCTGAACAAAGTTCTTCATGAGGTTTCCCTGTGCTGATGTGTTGAATAGGATGCGGGCGCGACGATCGCTCCCGCTTCATATAGCTCCACGCGCCCCTTACTGACCGGGGTTCTGATACAGGCCGCGGAAGTCCGTTGCCTTCGCGGCGAAATCGAGTCGCGCCTTGACCTTCAGGCCGTCAACGTCGAAATCGAGCGACTGCTCTGTGTACAGACCCTGCTCGCCTTCGAGGTAGCAGTACTCCACCGTATCGATCATTGCGGGGTCGGCGGCCAGATACCACGCCTTCGTGCTCTTTGCGTCGAGACGAGGCTCGACGATCGGCGTCAGCGTGCCGACGAACGGGTTCTGCTGCGTTGCCTGATTCGGCGTGTACTGGTTGCTCGTGTATTGATAGGCGATCGTTTCAAGCGCCGCCGGCACGAGCAGGAAGGTCGGCGTCAGGTTCAGCGGCGTACCGTCGCCCGGCGCGCCTTGCGTTCGCATCGCTGCACGTGCTGTCGTCAGCGTGTCCACCGCGATGGCACCGCCAGCCGCAGCAAGGTTCTTATGCGCCGCATGGAACAACGCCTTGCCATCGCCCATCACCGGGTTGCCCGTGAGTGCGGCATACACGAGGTCCGATTCGAGGTTGGCAGCAGCCCGACCGAAAAACAGCGGCACGCGCTCCAGCGCGGACAGGTCATCGTTGATGATCATCTGCCGCGTGAACGCGACGATCTTGCCGTACGTGCCGAGCTGGATCGTTTCGCCCGAATCGACGAGCGAGCCGTACTTGTATTCGCCGGATTCGTTGACCTTCTCCAGCTTGATCGCACCGTCGACCATGACACGCGTCGCCGCACGGAAGTCCGTGAGCGAGCCCTGACGCGCCCACGACTGGAAACTACGCGGCGCCGCCGCATATGCGTCGCGCAACGTGCGATTGATCACGTTGCCGAACACGACCGGCAGATCTGAAGTCGAGTTGTACCCACCGCGCTGCTGCATGCCGAGTGCGATGCCTGCCATCGCACGCACGTCCAGACCGCGCACGTCGACACCGGCCGCTTCGAGACCGACGCGGCAGATTTCACGCAGCGTCAGACCGCGATACTGCCGAGCCGCATCGTTGAGCTCGTGACGCGGATTGATCCGGTGCAGCAAGGCGTCGGTCATTGCGGAGCGACGTGTTTCCGTCTCATCGCTTACCGTGCGGATATCTGCCGCGCCGCGCTGTGTGTTCGCTTCGGATCGCTCCGCCTGCAACCGGAGAATCTCCGCGCGGGCGGCATCGACCGTGACGCCGCGTTCGAGGAACCCGTCGATCAATTGCTGCTGGTTATCCAGCACGCTGGCGCGCACAGCGACGCGAATATCAATCATGCGCTGACGCTCCGCCGCGACGGCTTCAGCACGCGCGACGTCGGTTGCTTCGGTCGACGCTGCAGGCGGCTGTGTCGCCGGCGGATTTTGAACGGACGCGGCGCGTGCAGTGGTCGGCTGTTGGTTGTTTTCATCGTCGGGCATTACGGCTCCTTGGTCAGTGTGCGCGGCGCGTGCGCCGTCGGAAGAACCCCCTGCACTGCGATCGTTGAAGGTGCAGGGGAAAAAACGTTGTTGATGCGCGGCAGCGGCTTGCCCGCCTTCGCCTCGCACGGTTGCATTCGGATCAGCCGGGATCGACACGAGTGAAATCTCGTACGGCTCCCAATCTGTAGCGCGGTAGATCCACGTGTCATTGCCCTCCTGACCCGGCGGAATCATGTCGATCGCGTACACGCGGTAACCGAACGAAATGTTCCGCAGGATCTTGTCGACGACGTCCTGAAAATACGGCTGGACATCGTCGCGGGCAGAAAATCGACAGGTCGCGTCGCCCGTACCGGTCGTCGGATCAAGCGTCGCGCTGTCCACCACGCCAAGAACAGAATCGATGCCGTCCCACGTGTCGTGATCGCGCAGGAAGGGCGCGGCGCCTGACTGCAAGCGCTCCATCCGTACCGCAGACGGGTCCGGACTCAGTTCCTCTAGATAGCTGCGTTCCCGCCACCAGTCGTAACGCTGGACCTGCGCGCCGGTCGTCCACGTCACAGCGATAGACCGGCTTTCCGCATTGACCGATGAGACGGGCTGAAGGCGGGTGAAGAGCGGCATCGAATCAGCGGTCGCTCCAGCGCCGCCTCGATGCCCTTGTGCTGGAACAGGCATAGTTCACTCCAAATGGAAACGCCCGCGCGAGGCGGGCGTTACATGGTCAAAGTCACTTTTTTCGGCTAGGGTTCGGACGACATCACCAGCACTTCAAGGCGGCGAAGCCGCGCCGCGACACGCTCGAGCATCCGGCCTGAATCGGCAGTGCCAGCCGGCTCGGGCTCCGACGCGTTCATCGGGTCGGCGTCAATCTCCTGATCGGTTTCCTCAGGATCGTCGCCGAGATCGCGGATGATTTGATGGCGGCTCTTCAGCCGCGCCTCAATCAGCGCGATCATGCCGTTCGCTTCGCGTAGGGGGTCAATCATCTCGATCCGGTGCGGCGACCATGTAACGTCATATATCGGCGACGTTGTTGCCCCCGCGAGATAGGCAGTCGCGGCGAACTGCCCCGCCACTGCCTCGCAGAACATTGGGATGAAAATCAGCCACAGCTCCTGCAGAAGCATGCGATTGAACTCCATCTTGCCCATCCGGCCGCTGGTGAAGTTGACCTGCGAATAGTCGCCAGTCAGCTGCTCGTACGTCGTATCGGTTCCGGCCGCAATCGCCCGTAGGTCAATCCGAACCCCGGCCTCGTAGCCATCATTCGTCGCCGGCGCCGCAAACTGGACATCTTCGTCGCTGCGCAGGTACTCGATCATGCCCGGAGATAGTGATTCGACCCGTCGATCGTCGCCGGGGTTTGACATGCCTGGCATACCCGCGCGGAACTGCTCATCGTTCGACTTGACGAACACCGCAAAGCACGCCTCGATCTTCTTACGGATGCGCTCAGCGTCCTGATACTCGTCAAGATCACGGGCAGCCCAGATGGCCGACGCCAGCCACGGAAATCCCCGCACAGAATTGGGCCGATCGATTGCGTCGAAGATGTGCAGCACCTCGCTCGCTGGCACGAAACGACTGGTCAGATTCTTCGGCACCTGCGCAACTTCTCCAGGGTGCTGGTCGAACAGCCAATATCCGACGCGCTGGCCGATCAGGTTGAACTGCACACCGGCGAGAATGAATCCCCCATCGACCTCACCAACCTTCAGCGAGTCCAGGTAGTCGATTTCGAGGATCTGGATCTGAAGCGGCACCTCGTATCCGTCGCCCGGTCGTCGACGGCGAAATCGGACCAACACCTCGCCCGATAATTTCATCGCGCGGTACGCTTTGGCCTGCAGGCCGAAGAAGTCGAGCAGGCCGTCAGCGTCGCAGTACTTGACCCAACGTTTGAAGACCTGCTGCTGTTTCTTCGACTTGAATTTCGCCTGAATGCCCGTGCCGATTGCATTGGCCACCATGACGCGCAACGCACGTCGAAGGTGCGAATTGTTGACGACGAGGTCGCGCGCACGGTTCCGCAGTGTCGCGAGCGACGGCATAAGAGTCGCGAGCGAACTCGCGCCGGAAGTCCGCCACCCAGCAGCACGAGGCCCGCGTTTTGCGCCATCGAATCCCCGCACCGCAGCCAACGCCATGCGCGCTCGCATGCGCGACGCACCGTGGCGAGGAGCGACCCATTCGATGGCACGGTCCAGCAGGTTTGCTTTCATATCAGTACCGCCTATAAGTGCCGACGCTTGACCGCGACCCACCCACGCCCGACCGGTTTTCGAGATCAGCCCTGATCATGTTCCGCACCCGGATCAGGTCGGCGGTTGACTGATATGTGATCCGTTTGCCGTTGTACTCGACCGTCAATGTGCCGGACGCGATCGCACTTTCAATCGCGTCCAGACTCTGCTGTGTGAATGCCATGTCTATCGCCTCAACCAGTTATCCCGACGCGGTATCCACCCACCAGACTGCGGCGCCGGCTCGGGAGCAGCAGGCGGTGACGCAATAGGTAAGGGGTCCTCGACGGGCTTGCTCGCCAACTCCATCAACTCGTCATGCTTGGGATGCTCGGGGCCGAGCCGCTCGGCAACATCGCGCAGGATGCCCCTAGCCAGTTCCGTCCGTGCTGCGCCAGCCTTTGACGCCGGATCTGCAGCGTCAGCCGGCGCAGCCGAGAAAAGATCCATCACGCGCGGCTCGATGACGGCCTCGAGTGCCGACCAGTCCGCCTCCGAGTATGTGTTGAGCCGGAGGCGAGGGTGATACGCGCACGCGAAGTTGTAGACCTTCAGGTCGAGCGCCTCATTGCGCTTGCGCAAGCGGTCCCATCGGTCCTTCGACGGGTTGTATGCCTCTGCGGTGAGCTGCTCGAAGTATTCGTCGTCGAGGTCTGTCGAAAAATGGATTCGCCGGTCGTTCACCTCCTGCTCGTCGTCCGCAACGAGCGCTCCGAAGATCCGGCTCTTCGCCGTGTCCGTCCCAATCGGCCAGAGCTGCACCCCGTTCTTGTATGTTTTGCCTTTGACCGTCACATCCTGATCCGTGGGCCGGCCGATGATCGGCTTGTGCTTGTCCTTCGCACCTTTGACGGCAAAAACGCCCCGATGCCGGCGCACGCGGCAGTAGTCGTACACGTCCTGCGTCCGGCCACCGCCCGAGTCAACGGCGCACAGTTCCACTCGCATTGACACGCCGAACTGGTTCACGATCGGAGTCTCGAGGTACTCATCGAGCTTGCGCCACACTTCAGGCAAAGACGGGTCGCCACGAAACACAACGTGATCGATCGTCCAGTTGCGCATGCCCCTACCCCAACCGGATATCTCTGCTTCTAGGCGATCATTTTGCGTATCAACCGCGCACGTCAGCATGAGGCAGCCGAGCGGGATCGTGCGTAGCTTGTATGGCTCTGCGCGGCGCTTGATGACCTCCCACTTCATCTCCGCGCTCTTGTCCTCCCAACACTCCGCGAGCGCGTTGTTGACAAACGCGATCATCTTTTCTGTGTCCGTCTGCGCCGCCTCCCAGTCGTCCATCAGATCCGACCAAGGGCGCCATCCGAGCGGTGCGTACAGCGCACTTAGGTGGAAGCTTGCTGTCTTGCCATCGCCGGCAGCCGTCGGCATCCAGTAGGCACCTACGTAGCCTCGCGTCTTCCAGACGCTCTCGGGATTGCCTGCACCGCAGCCCGTCTGACAGTAGTAGAGAACGACGCGCGGATCGTCAGGCGAGCGCCGCATGCCTTTGCGCCAGTCGAAGAACTGGGGCGACCCGCAGTCGGGACAGCGCACAAAGTAGCGGCGTTGATCACCGGTCTCGTACAGTTTCTCAATCTGCGAGCGGCGCTTGATCGTCGGCGTGCTATTCGCGAAGATTTTTGCGCGACGACCAAAGTTACTTGTACGGTTCCTCGCGAGCTCGATCGGGTTGCCCTGACCGTCCACGTTGAGCACGTATTCATCGATTTCCTCGAGCAGCACATACCGCACGGTCGTCGACTTCAGACGGCCCGCCTTGGTTGCGCTGACAAGATTCATCAGGCCGCCGGGGAACTTCTTCCGCAGCTTCGTGTTTTCGCTGCCCTTCTTCATCGCGTCGCGCACGCGCCGACGCAGATCCGGCGTCGACGAGCGCATCGGCTCGAAGCGGTCCATTTCCCACTTCTCAGCATCGTCGTACGTCGCAAACACGGCGAGGATGTTGCCGGCTGCCGTCGTGATGCAGCGCCCGATAAAGTTTTCGCCAAGTGCTGAGCCGCCGAGCTGGTGACCCTTCATCAGACCAACGGTGATAACTCGGCTGTTATCGAATGGCCTTTCATCGTCATGCGCGTAGCGTGTCACCGCGCTCGGTTGCCCCGACAGCGCGTCCATGATCCCGACAAGATATGGCGTGCGCTCATTGCGCCATTTGCCCGGCTCAGGGCTGCTCTCAGGGAGGATGCGATGCTGCTCGGACCACTCGGCAATGCCGATACGCTTGTCAGGCCGTATCGCCTCCGTGATCGTCTTCAGAAATGCTTCGGTCGCTCCCATCGGCGTCATCCGTATCGTTTTCGCTCAGCAGTGCGGATGCGTCCACGGACGCAAGCGCGCGAGCAAGTTCCGCCTCGAGCATCGACTCGACCCGGATCGGATCGGTCTCTGCGGCGAGCGCATCTTTCAGACGAACAGGAATGTTCATCACGTTATCGCGCACCGTGCGAAACGCGGTGAAGGCGAGGCGCTGTGCATCTGCGAGCGGCAGCGTTGTCCCGCGCTCGCGCTCCAAATCCATGCGCTCCCGCTCGAGCCGGGTCTGTTCTCTCGCGGCCCGCGCAGCGCGGTAAGCGACCATCGACGGGTCTTCCTTGCTCGCGGCAGCGGGAACCTCGTCATCGTCGCCATCCTCATCTGGATTAGCCGGCAGAGACGGCATTGAGAACGCGGCATTCGCAAGCGACGGGCGCGACTGATCGGTGATCGACCGACGCGCCTCGTCTGTGTTACGGCGCCAAGCGGCGACTGCGGTTTCGGCGTCGATCTTGCCGTCCGCATCCACAGCAATGCGCCCCGACTGGATTGCTTTTTGCACCGCTCGCAAAGTGACACCGATGTGCCGCGCAAACGCCCTTTGACCGAGCCTTGCCATCCGGCCTCCAGAAGTGAGAAAGGC